CGCTGCTGGCGGGGGATTAATCGCTGGCGGAAAAGCTGCTTTAGCGACTGCTGGAACTGCCATAAAAGCTGTCGGAGCAAAAGCATTAGCTTTAGCAACAAATCCTCTCACTCTTGGCATAGCTGGCGCAGCTCTATTGGCTGACTCTTTGGATGATAGCGGTACTATGTCTAGTAATGCTGGAATGTTAACCACTCCTGTAGGTGACGGCACTGGTCAGTTTGATATAGCAAAATTTGCTAGTGGTGCTCAATTCACTGGATTTACCAGAAGAAAAACAGAAGGAGAGGCTAACAATGTTATTGACACTTTTAGAACATTAGACAATACACTAACAAATATAGCGACTGCTGCTGGTCTTGATGTTAACTTGAGCGCATCCAACTTTATTGGCAGAAATGAAAAGGGTAAAGGAACTGGTGCGTTTTTTGGTTTAGCAGACGAAGATGGAGGCAGCGCAGGAGATTCTTTAGATTCTCAGTTAACTGATTACTCAAAAAGGTGGTTGACGTTAGTTGCTGGTCAAAACCAAGTAAACAAAGCAGACTTAGACTCGCTGCTAGCCTTGGGTAGTCATACGGCTATCGTTGATGCTGTAACAGCAGAAGCAAAGCGTAGAAATTTGATTGACGGCAGCCATGCGGGGGGTGTAAATAGCATCCCTTATGATGGTTATATTGCAGAGTTACACAAAGGCGAAAGAGTACAAACAGCAGCAGAATCAAAAAGATCAGATTTTATGGTTGCAGAAATGAGCACTCTAAGAGGAAATCTGAATGAGCTTATGCTTGTTGTTGCGAAAGCTGTCAATAAGACGGCAAGAATAGAGTCAAGATGGGATATAGACGGTCTGCCACCAACTAGGACTTAATAGTGAAATTAATAAAATCGCAAGCAGTTACAGACACAACTCTCACATCTAGCTCAGTTCCAGAGAATGATTACGCTGCGTGGAGTAGTGCGACAACTTACGCAGACGGTGATTACGTTATTGTTACAACTCCTAACATTCATAAAATTTATAAATCAAAACAAAACAGTAATACGAATAATGACCCAGTAACAGATACAACTAACACTTACTGGTCAGACGAAGGTAGCACTAATCGCTGGAAAATGTTTAATCAAACTATTCAGCAACAAACCTCTAAGGCTGGTGGTTTTGATGTTCGTATTACAGCGGGTCAAATAGTAAATGGGTTGTCGGTGGTCAATGTTGACACTCAATCAATAACCGTTGAAATGGTAGACCCTTCAGAAGGAACTGTTTTTAATCAAACCTACAGCATGGTTTCTGACTCCGGCATACAAAGCTGGTATGACTACTTTTTCACACCAATTACTAGAGACAGCGATTTGGCAATATTAGGTCTGCCAAATTATGCAAACGCCTATATAGATGTAACTTTCACAGACACAGGAACCGCTAAATGCGGAGCGTTAGTTTTGGGAACGGTTGAAACAATAGGTGATTCACAGTATGGGGCTAGTTTTGGTATTATTGATTATTCGCAAAAAACTACTGATAGCGCAGGAAATGTAACCATCACGGCTGGCAGGTATAGCGATACAGCAGATGTTGATGTCATTATTCAAACTGGTCGTTTTGCGCAGGTGAAGAAAATACTAACTGATGTAAGAACAACGCCTAGCGTTTGGATTACAGAAGAAAATACAGATGGTACGATAATTTACGGATACTTTAGGGAGTTCAGTATTTTAATGACTAACCCAACGGTATCATTAACTACATTGTCTATTGAGGGCTTAACATAATGACTGTCCCAGCAATAACTCCATTGCCTACAGCGCCAGCAAGAACGGATGCTCCGGCAACATTTAATAGTAGAGCTGATGCTTTTCTAGGAGCAATGTATTCACCGTTTTCTACAGAAATGAACGCATCAATAACAGCGTTCAATACTGACTTTACTACAGTAAATACTAACGCTACAGCGGCTCAAACATCAGCTACCAACGCAGCAACCTCCGAAACCAACGCCGGAAATAGCGCCACAGCAGCCGCGACCTCCGAAACGAACGCTGCCTCATCTGCTGCTTCTGCCGAAGCAAATTGGGATTTGTTTGATGACACTTTTTTAGGTTCAAAATCATCCGACCCTACCGTCAACAATGATGGCGACCCTCTTACTACTGGGTCAATGTATTGGAATAGTACATCAAATGCGCTGCGAATATACAATGGTGCAAGCTGGCAAAACACAGCAGCTATTACAACTAGCGTCACAGTAGGTCAAATTACAGACCTTGGAACCAATGTAGGAACATTTTTACAAACTCCATCAAGTGCAAATCTAGCAGCAGCGGTAACAGACGAAACAGGTTCGGGGGCTTTGGTTTTTGGAACATCACCAACGCTAGCAACTCCTGATATTGGTACGCCTTCGTCAGCAACCTTGACAAACGCGACAGGCTTACCACTTACCACAGGGGTAACAGGCGAGCTAGGCTTTGCTAACGGCGGCTCTGGAGCTATAACGCCACTATTAAAAGGTGTTAGCTATACGGCTGTAAATCGTGACTATGTTGGCGTTACTGCTGGCGGTATTACAGTAACTTTACCAGCAAGTCCTACGGCTGGGGATACGGTTTCTGTCAAAGACATGACAGGCGCAGCCGCGACTTCCAATTTTACAGTCGCTAGAAACGGCTCTAATATAGCGGGGTCAAATACAGACCTAACATTCGATAAGAATTGGGCTGAAATAGTTTTAACCTATGTTGATGCAACGGTGGGCTGGAGTGTATGACAAATCTATCAGAGTTACTTCCTGCGGGAGGTGGACAAAATAACGTAGATTTTACGGCTGATTCTACAGGCGTTAATTCAGGAAAACCTTGCATAATAAATAGTGACGGCACTATATCTGAAGTCGCTATGTCAGCATTGACTAATTATGGATTAGACCAATCAGCTAACGCACTGATAGCTGCTGGTAATGTTAGCGGTAATATGGGTCAAATGGTCTATGTTAGAAAAGAGGATAGATATTATTTTTTCTGGGGCTATTCAGCACAAATTAAATATGTCTCATTTACTGTTAATGATGCTGGTACGTTTGCTATATCAGGAATAGGCACTGGCCCATCTAATTTATACAGCAATAAATACTGTAGTTTTTGTTATGACCATCACACAGGAAGAGGTGCGTATACCTATAATTATGCATACGCTGGATATAGCAGCTCTCAACTTTATTACGGAACGCTGGATTTCAACAACGGAAGTGTAACTTTTGGAAGTGCGCAATCTGGTAATTATTATTCAATAGGCGGTTATTGTTGCTCTGATAATAAAGGCAATATTTTATTCGCCTATGAGCAATATCCTTTTAATTTGCCTTATGTATTTTCAGCCGTTTTGCCGTCATCAGGAGGTCTTGCGAATATTAGTGGTGAAAATAATTTAGAGAGTAACGGTGGATACTGGCATACTCACTACCATATAGAATACATACCGCCGGAAGATAAATTTCAGGTTGTACATTCAAATAGCAGCAATGTTGGCAGAACTACTTTTGTTACTTTAACAGGTGCAGGTAGCACACCTTCAGTGGGTAGTGCTGGAAACATTTGGAATAGTAGTGAACCTACAGGACATTTGCCGTATTTATCGTATGACCCTGTAAGCACTTATATGCTTTTTATTTATAATAATTCCTCTAACTATCCAGCGGCAGTATGCGGGTATACAAATTATTCATTTTGGAATCCGATAGGACAGACAGTAATAGAAAGCACTACAACAAGTAGCAATCAATGGACAAAAGATGTAAAAGCTCATGAAAGTGGCAATGTCGCATTTACATACGAAAGAAGCACAAACACTTTGCCTAGCAGAGTAAAAATAGCAACATTTACTTATGGCTCTACTTCTTTTAACTGGCAGGCAGGTCCGTGGAATTTATATTCTGACGCTACAGCAACAACAGTAAGATTGGGCGCAGGTATAGGAAATGGTAGAATGGCGTATGCTGCCTGCATGGACAACTATCAAACGTCTACAGCGTTTCCAAGTAACAATATGGGTAAAGCGGGATTGATAAAAATGCCAGCAAGCAATAAAGACGGCACTAATCTTTTAGGGCTAGCTGCTGGTGCTATAGGTGCAGGACAAAGCGGTACAGTTAATATTTGGGGTTCGCGCAACGAGGTACAAACAGGACTAACAGCAGGAAGTGATTATTATGTACAAGGTGATGGAACCATATCAACAGATAGCACATCATCATCAGCAGAATTGATAGGTCAAGCTATATCTACCACACAAATAAATATTCGGGATTATAACAAGTGACAAATCTTAGTGAGCTGTTTCCTGCGGGCGCTGGTAAAGAGGTAGATTTTACAGTCCAGCAAAATAACACGACTACCACTTATGCCGTAACGGTTTCAGGTGGTGATTTTTATATTGATGGCACACAACAACCAACATTGACGCTTACAGAGGGAAGCACATATAAATTTGACCAAGCAGATAGTACAAACAGCACACACCCTCTCAGGTTCTCGACTACATCAGACGGAACGCATGGCGGTGGAAGCGAGTACACTAGCGGTGTTACTACTAATGGAACAGCAGGTAGTAGCGGCGCATACACACAAATAGTCGTGCCTGTAGGTGCTCCAACGCTATATTATTATTGTTCTGCACATAGCGGAATGGGCGGCACGTTAAACATAGTGCAGCCAGCCGATAATATTTCACAAAATGGCAAAGCGGTTGTTTTAAATTCTGACGGTACTGTTACAGGCATCAGAGAATATGAAGTAACTGAGGATTGGCATAACGGTACTCAAATGACAAGTTATGATGTCACTAATGAGGTGCTAGATGTTCAATACAGCCGTTTTATGGATGTGTTTGGAATATCATGGAAGAAATCAAGCAATTATTATGTAGAGGCGGTATTCGCTAAATTAAACTCATCTACTAATGCCGTACAAGCTGGAACAGTCGTTACTCAAACGAGCTATGCGGATTATAACTCTCGTTCCTATATACCAATGGCTTTTGACACAGAGTCACCCTATGGCGTTTTAATTGCTAAAAATAACCCATCTAATGTTGCTGTGAATTGTTTAGAGATAGGTAGTGGCGCTAACCCTAGTTTGACAATACCAACGTCTACAAGTTGGAACGAAACAATACAATCACCATTTGTATTATTTCATCCAGATGTTAGTGACGCTACAAACCGATATTTTATCTGTTTTTATTATGCTTCTGGTTATATAAAATTTTTATATATTACACTGACGTTAAGCAATCCTGTTGGTTCTGCGACAAATTCAGTGAGTAGTTTTTCAGTTGGCGCAGCTACAACACTAGGCACAAGCGGTTCTCAATTAGTAGGTGCTTGTTATAACAGCGATTTGAATATAATGACAGCTATGTATTACAGCTCTAATTTTGGTACGGCGGTCATTAGGTCAATGCATACTACTGATAGAGTTACTACTTACAATAGTCCTGAACAAACATTGAGTGTCGGCTCTATGGCAAATACAGGCGCTATTGTCTATGCGAAAAATGCTCAAAGAGTTGTTTGTATGTTTAATGATACCAATACACAGCAACTTAAAGAGATGATATTTCAACAAGGTTTTAGTGGTTCTAATCCTACTAACAGCAGTAATTTTGGATTAATTACAGCCTATTCAGGAACCTTAAACGCTAATACAGCTAATTGGCTTGGTTTGTCTTATAACGACGATACCCAAAAATGTACAGTAACCTTTACACCACAGGCTGGTAATGTACCTCAATATATGGAGGGTATTTGTGGCCCTAACCAAGTAGCATGGGGAACAAATGCTTATGTCTTTGGTTCGTCTGGCGCATCTTATTCTTGTCAAGTTAGAGACTATACAGATGCCAAAAATATATTTGTTTGGCAAATGGGTACTGGTGGAACATTTGATTGGGGTTCTTCTGGAACGGCAACACGTTTATATCTAAGGTCGCAACAAGGTGGCGGTACATTAACGACATTAAGTAAAGATTCTAATATTTTAGGAATTACTAATGGAGCTGCTGCTGCTGGCACTACAGCGAAAATAACTATTAAGGGTGGCATATATAGCAATGCTAATCCTTTAGCCACTACTGGCCCTTCTGGTGGCTCTGTGGTTGCTTTTGAGTCAGCCTCATCAGGTAGTGACCCTATTTATGAAATAAAATCTTGTTATGACACTGTTAGAAATCAGATAGTTGTAGCGTATGCAATATATGAGTCAGCAATAAGTTGTTATAAGGCTTATGTAGTTTGTGGAAGTGTTGGCTCTGGTACTACGACATGGGGAACGCCTGTGCCTGTAGCGCCTTCATATAATTATACGTTGCATCAACTGGCGATAACGTATGATACAGGTCAGGACAGAGCACTATTAGCCTATCGTGACCAAGGTGCAAGCGGAGACCAAGAGCTGGTAGTTATAAGTTTTAGTGGTACAGTGCCGACAATTCATGCTGTGACATCTACTAATAACCAAATGGCTGGACCAGATATGGTCTATGACGCATCAGCAGGCAAACACGTTATTGTTTATAACGTCGATAATTATAGCAATCACCGTTATGCCAGAGTTGTAACGGTAGATGCGTCTACAAATACTTGCTCTATAGGTAATATGACACTGGTTAGTAATCATAATTCTCCAACATATAACAGCAGTATTGCGTATGACTCAAATTTACAAAAGTCAATTATATGTTGGTATCAAGCTACTCCTAATCAAGGGGTAAGGGCAAAGACGTGTGAAATAGCGTCTGGTGCTACTGTGGTGACATTAGGCACAGAGACTGAAATAGTTGCGTCAAGTTACGGACAGATTCGAGAAAATCATCTCGTCTATGACTCTAATGCGCAAAAAATAGCTGTAGTATTTTCAGAAACTGCAAGCCCTCATAAAATTTGGTCTAGGGTTTTGAGTGTTAGTGGTACGACAATAACACCAGAAACCGTTGCAGAGGTTACGGATAGCGCAGGTATTGATAACGACTATCAAGCGGTAGGCGTAGATTTTGATGCGACTACAAACAAACTATTTTGTTGTTATGAAAAAGAATCAGGTAGTGGTTATATGTATGGCTCTGTCGGTACTATTTCAGGAACGACAATGTCGTGGGGTTCATCTTCTGCAATTAATTCAGCGTCAGTAGAAAACATGGACCATACGACCTATGTTCAATATGATACTAACGCAGGGAAATGTGTTGTGTTGTATGCGCTAAACTCTGGCAACTCTGCGGCGCAAGTGTTAACTGAAATTAATACTGGTGGATTAACAGCGCAGTCCGATTATTATGTGCAGAATGACGGCACTTTAGCGACAACGCCGTCAACAAAAGCAACCAAGAAAATTGGCAAAGCCTACACAACAACCCAATTAAATATTGAGTACACATCATGAGTAATTTAAGTGAATTACTGCCTTCTGGTAGCTCTGGCAAAAAAGTAAGCATGACTGATAGCGGTTCAGGAATAGCTGCGTCAAAGCCAGTTATATTAGAAAGTGATGGAACGGTGAGCCAAGTTGTTCAAAGTCCAGCAGGATTTGCTAGTTTCGGCACAATAGGTTCATTAGGTTCTTTTGGCGATATGTCAGAAAAACAAAGCTGTCTAATATATAACGAGACTCTACAAGTTTGGTATTATTTTTGGCGACGCAGTAATGGTTACTTATATTATTCATGCTTTTCTTACTCGGGCGGTACGTATACCGTTCACAGGGCAACAACTTACGCTGGTTATTCATTAGCTAGTAATGGTTTTTTAACGGCTGGTTATGCAAAGGACCTCAACATGGGAGTTATATGCTTTCCTGAAGTAACAGGGTATGGCGCTAACAGACCTAGGGTTTCATCTATAGACTTTCCAACAGACCCAGCAAATGCAATAACTATAGGCAATGCATCATTTCAAATAGATTATTATGGAGCGTGGGCATCTGTTGCCATTAAGGATAATGGTGACGGCGTTGTGTCGTATTGTGATATTTGGAGTAACGTATATAACTACGCTTTGGGGTTTCAATTACTGAGCTGGGGAGCATTTAATCAAGGTAGTGCTCAAGGGGTTAGATACAACGGTTCACAAAATGGATTTCAACCAATTACTTATTCACCAGATGGCGATAGGTGGCTAATTGCTACATTTGATAGTAGTTATTACTGGTATATACACGTATTCAGCATCAGCACTTACAACATTTCGAGCGTAGGTAGTTTTTATTTGAACAGTAGTGGAACAATGTGGCCCTCTGACTCAATGAAACTAGCCTACGATAGGAACCATCAACGATTGCACGTTTTTTATGGTAATAACTGGTCATCCGGTTATCCGCAAAATGAAATTTATTCTTGGTCAAGTACAGGCTACACCGGAATGACCTATCAAACTGGCGGTACTTTACAAAGTACGTCAATACAATCGGATTATTATGCAACAGACCTTGATTACAACAGAATAGATAAAAAAGTATTTTATGCGTGGAGAAAAGACGCAGGTAATACAGCAAGCGATACTGTTCCTTGGTATTACATTCAAAGTGGTTCTTTTGGTCAAACCAGTGCAGCATATTTGTGGTCTGCATCTAGTCCAACAAACTTCACAGGGAAAGTTAATTTGGCTGCTGCTACTGATACTACGCAAGTAGGATTTGGCATAGTAGGTAATACAGGTGGAGGTAGTAGTGTTTCGAGTTTATCTCCTTATGAGTATCACGGCCAAAGCACTAACCTAACGGCTAGCAACTTCTTTGGAGTTTCAGCGGGGGCTATTAGTGCGAGTGCTAGTGGTGATATTGCAGTTAATGGAGGTACAATAGGCGGGATTACATTAACTCACGGCGCTGGCGTAAACTACTATGTACAGGATGATGGCTCTTTTGGGCCTAGTGCTGGCTCGTTTGATGTCAAAGCAGGTTTGGGGCTAGGCAATTCAACCTTATTATTGAAAGGAGTTTTTTAAATGCAAACTATTACAAAAGATAACTTATCTCTGTATATATATGCGGATGATGTCGTTATTACTTCCACAGAAGCACATATACAAATAGGCGCAGATGACGCAGAGCCACAAGATAAAATGATTATAGCGGATTTAAATTCTAGTAATGCGGTTGTTCATACTGGCGTAACATCACCAGATGATTGGTCTGGAGCAAAGTATAATTTTGACGGAACAAACTGGACTAGAAACGCAGATTGGACAGACCCGCTAGTCTTTCAACTGCGCGCAGACAAAGAAATGTATACTTATCGCGGAGCGAGTGAAACATTTACTACTGCTATACAGACAGAGATTGATAGAATCGAGGCTCTATAATGAGTTTTGGAGCCAGTAAATGCCTTCCTCTAAAGATCATTTGCTTGAATTTCATAAAAGCCTTGAGGCTTATTGTCGAACAAATCGCCAAGCCCAACTTTTAAACAGCTATATAGATAAAAATTATTCTTCAAAGTATGCAGCCCAAGACCTTGGTGTTGACGAAAGATATGTTAGAAGAGTAATAGCGCAACTAAAAAGATTGAGCGCAGAGGATGGTATAACTCCGTCTTTTGATGCGAGTCGATTCGTTGACGCAGGGCAGAAGATTAAAGGCAAATCGACCCTCACTAAAGATGATGAGGGCAATATTGTCTGGATTAAAACAACTGCAAAAGCCGCCGCAGAAGATTTAGCTGAGTCTGTTTCTGACACGGTTGCTTCATTAACTCCTTGGCCTAAAGTCGCTAAACCCAAAACTACAGAAAATAAGTTATGCACTCTTTACACTATTACTGATTACCATATCGGCGCGTATTCTTGGGCCAGAGAAACAGGAGATGATTGGGATATAAGCATAGCGCAAAAGGTTTTGATAAACGCTGTTAATGATTTGATCAACGGCTCACCCAAAAGCAGTCAGGCAGTTTTGTGTCAACTTGGGGACTTTTTGCACTGGGATGGTTTGCTTGCAGTAACTCCAACAGCTAAAAATGTATTGGATGCAGATGGTCGTTTTGAGAAGTTGACAGAGATTGCTACAGAGTGCTGTATCAACATAGTCAATTTGTTATTACAAAGTCATGATAAGGTTCATGTAATTATGGCAGAAGGCAACCACGACCTAGCAGCTAGTGTTTGGTTGCGTCTTTTGATGAAGCAGGTATTCGGTAAAAATAAAAGAGTAACTGTAGAAGACTCGCCATTTCCTTATTATAAATTTTCTTGGGGAAATAGCTTTTTGGGCTTCCATCATGGGCATTTATCAAGAATTAATAAAATGCCTGCAAAATTTTATTCTGAATTTGCTAGAGACATGGGACAATCAGCTTATCGTTATCTGCATACAGGACACTTGCATCATAAAGAAGTAGTCGAAGATGCTGGGGTTGTTGTAGAAAGGCATCCTACTTTATCAGCTAGAGATGCGCATGGGTCGAGAGGCTTCTCTAACTCTATAAGAGCAGCGCAATCAATAACTTACGACAAGGATTATGGAGAAGTAAGTCGTACAGTTGTTTATCCGAGGATTAAATAATGGACACCAACACGCAAAGACTACAGAGGGTCGAGGACAAAATTGATGATCTACAAAGGGCGGTCATAGTATTGGCGCAAGTTGAAGTAAAAATTGAGACTATATTTGCAAGGCAGACGAGCATTGAGAGCAAGGTGAACCAAATGGAGGAATCTATTAGGTCGTTGACCAGTAAGGCTGACAACCGTTTCTCTGAGCGCATATTCTGGATAATTGTGTGCGCTTCCATTGGTGTAATTGTGAGGATGCTAGCATGAATAATGTCGCGGAATTTCCCCCTGTAAAAACAGCAAAGTTGATCGAAGATTGCTTGTCAGAAATGGCTGAATTAGTTGAAAGTCTATTAGATAATGGCGTAGATTTAACCTCGGTAGTTGGGGTGCTTGAAATAACAAAGCATCAAATAATAACCGAAGCTTTTGAATATATTGAGGAATAACATGATTAAAAAAATTAGAGCCAGTATGGTTTTATTAAAAAAAGGAAAATCAGTAGCAGACCCACAGAAATGGAAAAGTCACCAAATAACAGCCACAGCAATAACCGCCGCGATTTGGGCAGCTATCAATGCGGCTTCTGCTTGGGGGTATGATGTACCGATTGATGAGGAAACTGTTGACGCTGTTGCTCTTGGCTTGCTTGCTGGCGTTAACTGGTTGCTTACATTATCAACGTCTGAAAAAGTCGGGGTGTAGTTTAGGCGTTGAGCCTGTTCCTGTGTGTCCGCATTGTCAATTTGAAGTGCAGAATATTATGGGCTACGCAGGGTTATTATTAACTTTGGACTGTGACATTGAAACATTGAGGAAATCAATATGAACTTATGGACTTATTTAACTTGGGTAAAACGTCTTTGGACAATGGTAGCCGACATAGTAAGGCTAATAGAAGAGACAATTCCTGATGATGGGGCTGGAAGTCAAAAGCTAAAAGCCTTTGATATTTTGCTTAAAGCTGCGATAGAAAAAGCTGATGATATAGACGAGTCTTTTGACAAGTTGCAACCAGTAGCGCATGACATAGTTGGCGCTGTCGTTTCTCTCTACAACGCTACAGGATTATTCCGACACAAGGAGAAAGCAGATGACTAAGTTAATTGAAGAGCCTAATGTTTCACGTGAAACAATCCAATGCGGAACATCTTTTAGGGTCGCAGAATATAGCGAAGAAACCAAAGTGCTAAATATAAAACAGCTTGACATAGTCGTTGCTACTTTTAACTGTGAGTCCAAAGAACACGCGCAAAAAATAGCTGATAAATTTTAATATTTATTTGTCTTTATCATTTGGCAGTATCGCTCTGCTCGATTGGTTACTTGTCCATACCATTTGGAGTCTTTGAAGTGGTGGCTGGCTTCTGACCAGTTATTTAGAGACATACTTTTTAGCGCCTTCTTAAAACGTAGGAGGCGAGGCAATCCTAAATTAAAGGCAATACATACGAAAGCATCACGCCTAGCTCCAGCAAGCTCTGAAAACCAGCTAAAAGTCTTGGTTAGCTCTTGCTCAACTCTTGCTATATCGTTTTTGAGCATAAGGTCTATTTCATCTTGAGAAAATGGTATCTGTTGAATGTTTCGACCTACTCCGACCGTTAGCTGTTTGGCGGGACAAAAATAAACCCACTTGGAGACACCCTCATCTTCCGTCAAAATCTCAGCCGTTTTAAGCGCCATAAAAATAACCCCTGCTATTGGTATTACTTAAACGATAAAAACCCCGAGAATCGCTCTCAGGGCTTTGTATTTTGGGTTTTAGTGTAAAATATTGGAGTTTTGCTGGGTTACTATAAATTGTAGCCAAATTTGGGCTAGCATTTCATTCCGGTCAATCTGCCCATCAGCACAGCAAGTAATGATGGCATCAATGCTTTCTCGAATTTCTTTTAATTCTTGTAAGTCTATTGATGCCTTCATGTTATCCCCTCCAGTTTACGTTAGCGGTTTCCCGCAAGTAACTATTTGCTAGTGCAGTTTCTAGTGAATCTTTCGGTATTTCAAAATCACAAAAACCATTCACTATGGATTGCAAATATCCTGTATCTGGCCTATAGGTTTCAGATTGATTAGTCATTTGGTATGTCATCAATCTTACTTTAGGCAGCAGGCTTGTTTCACTTCCATCATATATTGCATCAAAGTAAGTAATATTAATATCAAAAAACTTTTTATTGTACAGGTGTGGAAACCCTTCGTACCTGTCTAGCGCAGCTTCGCACTTGTTTGTTATTTCCCATATACCTAGCATTATTTCGGAGCCTTCGTTTTTCTCCATGTCAGCTACGCCTCTAAAGACTAGCTCATGGTCAGGCAGTCTTACTAAGCCAATTTTTTTGGCTCTAGGGCAGCGTAGTTTCATTTGCTTTTCGTTTAAGTTGCTTCCATAAGCTCCATACAGGTATGGTCGTGTCACCGTTTTTATCGGCTTTTCAAAGCTCTTGGATAGGCTTGGGTATTTCATTCGGTATTGCTTTGTCATGTCTGCTCTCCTAATTTAATTCGTCTTGTCTTTCGTTTAAGTAGTCAATTACGCTAGCTGCTATTCCATCTAACCAGCCAGTATCCGCCTCTCTCTCATAACGCGCTTCTTGGTTGCTATGGTCAAAATTGCATCTACCCAAACCAAGCTCATAATATAACTGCTGTAGTCTTGGTTGGCTTATATCTTCGTGGTTTGCTCTGCAAGTCAACACAGCTCTGCGCTCACTTGTATTATACAACCTTCTAACTTGTTGGTTGGTAATTTCTCCAATAACGCCTGTACTGCTGCTAATCTGCCACTTTTTAAGTCTACGGCTCCATACAAAAGTGTAGCCGTCATTTTCAAAAATGTTTCTAACTACGTTAAACCATCTCGATTTTGTTTTTGGTCTGGTTACATTGCCAGCAACCGCTACAGATTTTTCTACAAACTTTTGTAAAAAGCATAACCAGTTTACTATTTTTCTAAATTCTGTCGTTCCACTATGCTGTCTAAATTCAATAGCGCCTCTAGTTGCAATGTTGGTCAAGTTTACTTTGTAGTATCGGCCTAGCACCATTGCGCCCTGCTGCTTTGTTCCGCAATTTCTCAGTACTCCTTTGCGGTCTGTTATGCTTGCAGCCCATTGTGTTCTACCTCTACGGCTCTGTGGCATAACCAAATCTATCTGGCCTTCATATTCAGCATAACGCTCATACACTGTGCGTATATCATTCATGCTTAGATCATTGCAGTCTAAGTGTACGTGTAATCCGCAGCTTCTATTTACCGTTACACCCTCAACACTATTTAGTGCTTCGCAAACTTTTCGTAACTCTTCTATGCCGTCAGCGCCTTTTAGCTTTGGGCTTACTAGCTCATAAGCATGGCCTCGTATGCTTCTCAGGCTACTGTCAGTAACTATTTTCCAGTATGGCCTAGTAGTATGGTTATAGTGCTCAACGTGGCAGTCTATACCAGCAGCTTGTATGGCTGCCATAACGTCATATTGGCAAGCACCAACAAATTCAATCTCAATTCCAAAAGTGCGGTTTGTAAAAATCATTTTTTAACCCTTTGTTGTCTAAGTAAGTAAAGCTAATTATAAAGGGTATTATTTATATTGCAAGCGTTTTTATGAAAAAAATATAAAAAAATTTGTATTTTTGTAAAATTTATTGCTTTTTTAGGGAAGCGATCAGTAAGTCTATGTAATGCTTGGCTTTTTCTAGGTCTTGGACTTGTTGCTCTTTGCGGGAATGCTTGGTGTTATACCGACAAACGTACTTAATTACGTTGCCTTGACAGTAAGAAAGATTGTTTTTTTCAATAAATTCTACTGGCTGGATGGTCATTTGCTGGTAATGGTTTCCACCGACTTGTATGTTTTTGGCTTGTTGTTGTGCTCTTTTGATGGCTTCGTAGTCTCTAATGTCAAGCGGCAACGACATATTAAACCTCCGTAATGCATCCAACAATCTCCGCATAGTCTATTCTCCGAGTCTTTTTCTGTGTTTGTTGATTTGATCGTTAAAGTCTTTAAGCATTTCTTCATATTCTGATGCGTATATTTTGCAGATGTTTTTTTGTGTGGCGAACATATTTTTTACGAAATCATAACCATAACGGTCTTGCATCCAAAGAGTGTATTGTTGAGCTGCTGTTCCGTTCCTCATTCCGAAACCGTTACACCCTTTGCATTGAGGATGAATGTTGTCTATCTTCAAAGCCCAATAAGAGCTTTTGCCTTTAGGTATAAAATGACCGCCATCCATGTCTTTGTAGTGTTGCTTTTTTCCACAACTGACACATTGCGCTATTCCAAAATCATTAGTTGCGCTGATTCTGGCTAACAGTTGAATTGCCTTTAAGCATTTTGATCTCAGCGATTTGCTTTTTGACGATCTCCTTGAGTTCTTCACAGTCTTTTTTGAGTTGACCAATGTTGCTCCTTAATTCGTTCACATTATCTAAGGTTTCTAAAAGAACCTCTGACTCTTTGTAGTCTAGCTTGAATGTTATTTCAGCCATAAAATTTTCCGGTTTTTAGTGCTCTGATAGTTTTTTCTGCTCGTCGTTGTGCCAAGACATCAAGGTCTTTGTATCTATGCTGCAAAAGAGCGATTGAAAAGGCTTTTGTCGAAACAGGGAAATCTTTTTCAATCAAAACAACATCATGAGACTTACGGTAAAACTCAGGGGATTGGGTTCCCTTTTGCTCTTTGCTCACTTTCTCTTTCCAATAAGCTAAGTCTTTCGGCATAAGGTTTTATAAACTTCTGGTAGATAACCATTTGAGCTTTAATAAGCTCTTCATAAGTATCTTTAGCGGCTCGTTCATCAATATTTTCAATACCGAAAACACTTATATCGTCATTAGCTTTGTGCAAAGCTGGCATTATGTCTTGAAATATCATGTGTAACCTCACTTTAGCTGGCTAGGCCATGCTACGTTGATTCCATACTCAT